GTTGTGGTACTTCCAGAAGTACGGTACTTGAAGGGACAAAGAGCAGATCAGATTATTCTTGATTACGCATTCGTGAATTCTCTAAAACATGAAGTTGACTCAATTCTGCACAGTTCATGCGTTCCAGAAGCTTTTCAAATAATGGACGATAGAAATGTTTTGAACTTCGGTTAAACTGAAATTGCTCAAAAGGAGGGATACATTGAGAAAATCATCAAAAGACTGCAGAGCAGACAGAGCCAGCGTTAACAGTCGCATACAGGCCGAAGCGGATGCGGCTATAAAAGCGCCACCGGTAATGAGCTTTAGTGCAACAAATCCACCCTACGCATATACAAGCGCGTGCCCAGATCCGAAGCGCAGAACAGGTCCGGCTTTTGCGGAATTACGAAGGAAGAAGGTGGAATATGAGAAAATTATATTATCGAATAAAGACATGGCTGTTTGACAGGAGAGAGCCAACGGAATGGGAGTGCCCAAATTGTCATTGGGATACAACAAGTGACGATGGAATGTGTAATGCTATTCTATCGAATTACCACGGCAACTTCTACGAGTGGTCAGCAAAAGCTACTTGGACCTGTCCAGTATGTGGGTGTAAATTTGAAACCCAGGAAAGTAACTGAAAGAAGGTGCAGCATGAAGCTTTTAGATAAACAGATAGTCACTGTACAGGTTTATCCTGGTAGGAAGTTTGGAGCCATGATCGGAAGCAATGACGGTCTGATCGGGATTCTGCTTAACAGTGGTGAATACATAGACGTTCCCCAGGAGCGGGTGAGAATTGTATCGGTGGAGGTGGAGAAAGATGAAAGCATTAACAATATGGCAGCCATGGGCTACGCTATTGGCATCAGGTAAAAAGCACATTGAAACCAGAAGTAGAAAAATAAGTTATCGTGGTGAAATTCTTCTACACGCAGCAAAGAAACCGTATATTGATGGCATAGCTATGATGGACCTGGAAACACGGAATCTTCTCAAAAAGGCCCTGGATCTTCCTGCGGTAAAGGTTGAATCAGATTGGACAGAGTATACTAAAAAGCTTCCCACCGGAGTAATTGTTGGAAAAGCCATGCTGACGGACTGTAAATACATAGACCATGAATATGCAGATTTTATCAAGAACGTTTGTCCCACGGAATATGCTTTCGGAGATTTTACACCTGGACGTTATGCGTGGGTGATGGAAGATCCTGTATTGTTTGATAGTCCAATCCTGGCATCGGGAATCCAGGGTTTATGGAACTGGGAAGGAGTGCTGCCAGATGGCAACTAAGAAGCTATATACAGTCTATGATAACGGGGATCCGATCGGAGATTATAGTTCTCTGGAAGCGGCATCACTGTTAAACCTGCCATGTGCTACTATTACCTCTTACGCCAGTTCCGGAGCTAAGGCACTTGGGAGATACACATTTGAGGTTGCAGGATCAATCACAGATGATCCCCTGGCGATAGAGTGGGACAGGGTGAGAAATAAAATATTGACAGCAGGGAGGTGACAGGATGGATCAAGAGAAAAATCCTAATGAAGAAAAAAAGGATTATCTGAAATCCTATAAAAAGACCAGGAATAGGCTAAATTCTTTGGAATTACAGCGTAAGCAGATACGAATTGACATGCTGCATGTTAAAGCCTCCCAGGGTGACGGAATGCCAAGGGCCAAGGGTGAAACAAATGATCTTTCCCGGTACATAGAGCAGATGGCCAACATAGAAGAGTGGATCGATGACAAAAGGAATGAGCTATTGGATAAGCAATCTAAGATCATTGAAGCTATAAATGCGCTTGGTGATGAAGACGAATGCACCATAATGACCGAAAAATATTTAAACGGTAAAACGTGGGAACAGGTTGCGGAAGACAACGGTTTTGCGTGGAGAACTATGCATCGGATCCATGGAAGAGCATTAAAAAAGATAAATTTACCAAATTTGGCATAGTATGGCACACTTGGTATGTGTTATAGTGTAAACAAGAAATTGGGCTTCCAGATAGGAGGCCCAATTTCTTTTACCCCAAAACGACGAAAGGGAGGTGGTGAGGCTTGGCAAGAGCGCCAGATGAAAGAATAGAAAAGGCAAAGGCAATGTACCTAAAAGGTATGAAATTGGTTGAGATTGCAAGTCAACTAAATCTCCCTGAGGGGACGGTTCGCCGTTGGAAGTCTACTCATAAATGGGAAAGCGAACGTTCGGATGAAAATAGCGAGCGTTCGGTAAAAAAGCGCGGCGCCCGGCCGGGAAATAAAAATGCTACCGGACCGCCTGGAAATAAGAACGCTGAAAAACATGGTCTCTTCTCAAAGTACCTTCCGGAAGAGACCCTTTCTATTATCCAGGAGATGCCAACTTCTCCACTTGACATTTTGTGGAATCAGATCCAGATTTCCTATGCTGCCATTATCCGGTCGCAGCAGATCATGTACGTTCAGGATCGGGATGATAAGACCATTGAAAAGGTGTCAAAACAGAGTGGGAAGGTCATCGGTGAGAAATGGGAAGTACAACAGGCATGGGATAAGCAGGGGAACTTTCTGCAGGCTCAGGCAAGAGCTCAGTCAGAACTCCGATCCCTGATAAAGCAGTATGATGAACTGCTACATAAAAACTGGGATCTAGCAACGGAGGAACAAAAGGCCCGGATCGCGCAGATCAAGGCTCAGACAGATAAACTGACTGGTAATAACAGTGAGATAGAGGATACCGAAGAAATTGAGAGGGATATCTATGGCGACGAATAGATATGTCCGGAAGAAAACAATTCCTTTTAATTTCTCTGAAAAGCATAAGGAATATATACGTAAATGCGCTAAATCAGCTTACAACGTGGCAGAGGGTGCTGTTCGTGCCGGTAAAACGGTTGATAATGTATTTGCCTTTGCTCACGAGCTTAAGACTGCGCCTGATCGCATTCACTTGGCTACCGGATCCACGGTGGGTAATGCGAAACTTAACATAGGTGACGCCAATGGCTTCGGCCTTGAATGGATTTTTCGTGGTCAATGCCACTGGGGAAAGTACAAGGATAATGAGGCACTGTTTGTAAAGGGACCAGATACTGAGGGAAAGCAAAAGATCATCATATTTGCAGGAGCCGCCAAGGAAGATAGTTTTAAAAAAATCCGTGGTAACTCCTATGGAATGTGGATAGCCACTGAGATAAACCTCCATCATGATAACACCATTAAGGAGGCATTTAACCGTCAGCTTGCAGCCAAACGGTTAAAGGTGTTCTGGGACTTAAACCCTGATAATCCAAACGCACCTATTTACAGAGAATATATTGACAAATATCAGGCGCAAGAAGAATCCGGAAACTTCCCCGGCGGTTACAACTACATGCATTGTACGATCTATGACAACATCAATATCACACAAGAGCGATTGCGAGCGATTGAAAGCCGGTACGATGTAAACAGCATATGGTATCAACGAGATATTAAGGGAATGCGGCTTGTTGTAGAGGGCCTTATTTATACTGTGTTCAATTCAGAGCGAAACGTTTATAACGATGAGACGCGGCCTAAGGGATTAGAGTATCTTTCCACCCGCACGATTGCCCTGGATTACGGAACGACAAACCCCTGTGTATTTCTAAACATTTACGACGACGGAGACACCATCTGGGTAGATGGAGAATATCGGTGGGACAGTCGAGTGGAGCAGGCACAAAAAACTGATAAGCAGTATGGAAATGACATGGTTGCCTTTATGGGTGATAATCCGGATTTACAATGCGGTATTGTGGCGGACCCTTCGGCGGCCAGTTTCATTGCAGAACTTAAGAGCCGGGGCTATATTGTAAAGCCTGCTGACAACGAAGTGCTTGACGGGATCCGGGTAGTTGCTTCTTTGTTTCAATCAGGTAAATTGAAAATACATGAACGCTGTGCCGGATTAATTGCGGAACTACAATCCTATATATGGGACGCAAAAGCAGCGCTTCAGGGAGAAGAAAAACCGATTAAGCAGAGAGATCACGGACCTGATGCCCTGCGTTATTACTGCATGACGAACTTACCAAAATGGAGGAGGAATGTTCAGTGATGCTATTTAGTTTAAATACGGCTGCAATGTTTATTGACTTGGCGGCAGCTTGGTGGTGCTGGAAAAAGAAAGATATTTGCGGAACAATATTGTGGTGTACTATGGCACTTATCATGGCAGTGGCAGCGACAAGGATAGCATAGGAGGAATTATGGCAAAGCCAAAACGAAACCGCCCGCAGATACGGGCAGATAATAAAATACAGGTAAACGATGCCTTTTCGAACCCGATCGCAAGGCTGGGGTACGGGACACAGGATCTTCTGCAGGCGACGCAGTATCCGCTTACCCGCATGACGCAGAATTACCAGTTGCTTACAAGCCTTTACCGGGATAACTGGATCGTGCAGAACATCATTTCCACGATTCCGGAGGATATGGTCCGTAAGTGGTACACCGTAAAGAGCAATGTCGCGCCGGAACGAATTGACTCCCTGCAACGTCTGGAACGCAAAACACACCTAAGAAAGTCGATCCTTGAAGGAATGTATTGGGGCAGACTTTATGGGGGAGCAGCTGCGATCATCATGGTAAAGGGACAGAACGATCTGTCAAAGCCTCTGGACTATGACTTAATTCTCCCAGGGACGTTTCTGGGATTGCAGATCCTTGACAGATGGAGCGGTGTCTATCCTGAAATGGGGATTGTAACAGATCCATCTGATCCTGATTTTGGTCTTCCTGCGTATTACACGATCCGGGACGAGGAAAGCGGCGCCCTGGTATCAACGGTTCATCATAGCCGGGTGATACGCTTCACAGGAAGGGAGCTTCCATACAATGAAAGAATCGCAGAGCAGTACTGGGGAGAGTCAGAAATTGAAGCCATATATAACGAGGTGGTAAAACGGGACAATGTTTCTTCCAACATTGCCGCATTGACCTTCCGAGCGAATGTTAACTACATGGAGACAGATTCCCTTGATCAGATGCTCGCTGTTAATAATTCGCAGGCACAGCAACGCTTTTGGCAGACAATGCAGGCTCAGAGTGCGTTGGAAAGCAATTTCGGTACCCGTCTGGTAAATAAGGGCGACGTCATGCACAACACCCAGTACACCTTTACCGGTCTGGCAGATGTTTATGACCGGGTCATGATGGATGTCGCAGGAGCTGCCAGAACGCCGGTGACGAAGCTGTTCGGAAGATCTCCTGCCGGTATGAACTCCACCGGGGAAAGTGACATGAACAACTATTATGACTACATTGACGGTCTGAGAGAAAACCAGTTCCGACCGTTGCTTGAAAAGATTCTTCCAGTGATGCTATTATCAGCTTGGGGAGCTATTCCTGATGATCTGGACATAGACTTCCCAGCATTACAGACGCCAGATTCCAGTGAAATTGCCGACATTGTGGAGAAGAAGTCTCAGGCGGTTGTGACGGTATATCAAAGCGATCTGATCGACGCTGCCACTGCTCAAAAGGAACTGAAGGCCTTGGCTGATGAAACAGGTATGTACAGTACCATTTCCGATGAAGCTATCAAAGCTGCCAAAGGGAAGACTTATTCTGATTACAAAGCAATGAATGATCCTTTTGCGGGGTTATCACCCCCCGGAGCATTTGAGGAGGATGACGAATAATGCCGCAGATGATAAGACCGCCTGATGGCAAGGACGAAACCACCTATCTTAGAATGCTATACCTGAAAACAGAGCAACGGTTGGTCGCTGAAATAAACAGGAAGCGCAGTCAGGGTTATGTTGATTATGCAGAAGTGGCAGCCCTAAACCGTACACAGAAGATCCTGCAGGAGATGGTGGACGAGAGCTGGCGTTATGTTCCTGCTATGGTGGAGAAGGTCTTTTACAAATCCGAAGCAGCGGCCAATGGTTACACAAACGCTGCCGGGCTTACAGCTTCCCAACTTGGAGTGGTTCAGCAGTTATCCAATAATCTGTTGGGTGACATCGTGGAAGCTTCTGTCACGGCGCAAAAGAGTATAGAAGAATCATTCCACATCGGAAGACGAGAGGCTGACAGGATCAGAGAAGCTGCCCTTAAATCAGTAGCCGAAGCAAAGGCCGCAGGATACGAATCCGGGAAAGCAGCAGCCAGCATGAAAAAGGAACTGCAGTCAATAATGACCACCGAGAATGGTGTGACAGAGGGTATCACAGCCTTTACCGATAAGGCCGGGCGCAAGTGGAGCTTGCAGGATTACTGCAACATGGCTACCAGGGCAACGGCCAGACAGGCAGAAGTATCTGCCATATTAACTGCGGATCCGGACCACGACTTATACCGTATCGTTAAGATCGGGAGCACCTGTCCTGTATGTGCACCGTTGGAAGGAAGAGTTTACAGCCGGTCTGGTACAAATCCGGATTATCCTCCACTGGCTTCCGCTTTTGGAAAAATCGATCCAGACGGTAGCAATGACTTAAGCAATACATACTTAAATATCCACCCGAACTGTCTTCACTCCCTAGTCAAGTACACTACGATCGGCAAGAGTGACGCTCAGATCCAAAAGGATAAGGACTTTTCAAGTTTCCACAAGAATCCTGTTACGGTGGATCCCAGAAGCAAGAAGCAGATCGCAGCCTATAAGGAAAAGGTAAGGAACCGGCAGAAACTTCTTAACGATTACAAGCAGCACGAGCGGTACCGGGCGATTCTTGGAAATGATGTACCGAAAAGCTTTGAAAAGTTCAGGGAATTAAAGTATAATGGTGGTGAGAGTTGGCAGAGCGCGCAGGCGCTTTACCGTAAGACCAACGCTTACAACAAGATTATTCTGAAGGAGCCGGCTATCACTGCTGATCTGAAACAGATATCTAATGATACCGGAGTAGCACTGGTAGGGTTGGAAAACCGGATAAAATCAAAGGATTCTTTCCTGCGAAAAGTAGGTACAGATAGCAAGCATAGCCTGGAGTCGCAGATAATTAAAGATACCATTGATTCTACCAATGATGTTATCCGATATACTTATCAGAGCAACGCCCTGTCTTTGGTGGATTCTTATAAAAACATATCAAAGCATATGAAAGAAATGGGATATAAGACCGTTAGGGTTAAAAATTTCTGGCTTGATAAAAGATCTTCCTATAAAGGAGTCAATTGTGTTTTTGAATCACCGAAGGGGCAGCGGTTTGAGGTACAATTCCATACTCCCGAAAGCTATACGCTAAAAGACGGGAAGGAAATGCACGGCTTATATGAAGAACATCGCAAAGACACTACAAGCGCTGAGAGACGTAATGTTCTTAACAATAAAATGTTTGAGCTATCATCTCATTTAGAGATACCTTTAAATATTGATCAGGTAAAATAGGAGGTCTCATGGAAGATTTTTATTTTGTTTATGGCTATGATAAGAATAAAAAGAAAGCAAGACGCTTGTATCGTTTCATCGGTGGAGAGTTTGAGCGTTATAATAAGGACGCAAAGAAGTGGAAGCCAGCTCCGGAGCAATGCTGTATATTTATTGGTGAAGATTGGGAGTATGATGAGATCACTGAAGAAGAAGCGGAGAAAATAAAGGATATGTTAACGATCTAATACCATCGGTCAGAATATAGGCCGGTGGTATTTTTGTGCACAAAATCGTTGCGACCGTCGCAACAGGAAGGAAAGGAAATGCTTGCATATTATGGATATACCATAAGCCCAAACCAGATAGAAACTGGCGAGGGCTTTTTAATTTGCCGGAATGTCCCCATTGCCCGGACTGGTAGCATGGACTACTTGGAAACTGAATTGAACCCTGCGGGAAGTTCTTCCAAAATGGTTAAGGTGTTGCGATCCCCTGAAGAAGTATTCTCCGAAGCGGCGTTATCCAGCTTTGAAGGAAAGCCAGTAACCAATGAACACCCACCAGAGCTATTGACACCAGAAACATACAGCCTTTACGCAAAGGGACACGCTCAGAACATAAGGAAAGGCGTGGGGGAGTGGGACGGGTATCTGGTAGCTGATTTGCACATACAGGATGAAGAATTGATCCAGGCGGTACAGGAAGGAAAGCGAGAGATTAGCTGCGGGTATGATTGCAGTTGTTCTGATAATGGAGATGGAACCTATTCTCAACACGATATCCGCGGGAATCATGTAGCCGTGGTAACACGGGGACGTGCGGGAAAGAATGTTGCGATTTTAGATTCAGAAAAGAAGATAGAGGCTCACCGGCCAGAAAGGAAAGGAAACATGAAAAAGAACAGTTTATTTTTTAAGATGTTTGCAAAAGCAGTAAAGGATGCCTCACCGGAGGAGTTGGAGTCCATGGCGGCTGATGCCGCGGATGCGCTTGGGGAGGAGGAACCGAAAAAGACAGAAACTGCAGCAGCTCCCGCAAAAGAGGATGTAAAAGATTCTTCCAGCGTTGAGGCTAAATTAGATAAGCTCATAGAATTAATGTCTGCTAAGAAAGAACCGGAGGTTGATCAGGATCCGCTGGACGGTCTGATAAAGTCCCTTACAGGAGAAACCGAGGAACCGGCGCCCAGTGCAGAGGCAAAAGTGGTACCTGCTGAGGAACTGGACGGATGCGCAACAAAAACAGCAGATAAAGCAGTCATGGCAGAGGTGATAAAGCAGCTTCGCCCGGTAATTGCAGGAATTAAGGATTCAGCTGACAAAAAGGCTGTTACGGATTCCTTGATTGCCTGCTTGTCAGACGAGAGTGCCGTGAGCGATATTGCAAAGATCGCAGCCGCAACCCAAAAGAATGCAGCCAGGCTTGCAGATAAGCAGACAGGAATTGACTTAGACGCTTGCCAGTCTGCTTATGACGCAATGAACCCACATAAAAACGGAAACGGAGGTAAGAAATAATGAGAGGACAGGTAATCGGCACGAGCATGACACACGGGTATGCAGGAGATTATTCCAGGCAGCCCGATATGATTATTGATACACACCCACTCGGAGGCACTGACGCCGTAAAGTTTGGTACTCCCTTGGTATATGACAGTGACAGCAATGTAGTAGCTTTTGAAGCCAGCAACACCGCCGCTGATTTTGTTGGAGTGGCTTCCAGGGAGTTTAAGTCCGCAACGTCTTATTTGTCACAGTCCGCAGGTCAGTATGAGCCAGGAGAGGCAACCAGTACATTTAAGCGCGGATGTATCAACGTGCTTTGCAATGTAGGCAGCCCGAAACTGGGAGGAAAGGTTTATATCCGAACAGTAGCAAATGAAAGCATTCCTACAGGCGTTATCGGTGGTTTTGAAGCTACAGAAGATACCGGAAAAACAGTCGTACTGACTAATTGTGAATGGCACGGAGCTAAAGATGCCAATGGTGTGGCAGAAATCAGGATTTTATCCTGCAACAGAGCATAAGGAGGACAATTGAATATGAAATATCAGAATATGGGAACGTTCGATGCGGGCGTAGTAACTGCTCCATTAACCGGAGCTGCGGCTCCCCAGAAATTCCAGGCAATGGACGCGGCGGCAATTGCAAACGGCAATGCCTTTCTACAGTCTGAGTTGGAGAAGAGAGATAATGTGATCCGACAGCCTCTTACCAGTTTTACCTATGGGCGCGATCTTCCTGTCCGCGTAGGTGGAGGCTGGGCGGAATATGTTTCAGCGATGAACGTGGAATATGGAGTTGCCGGAGGCAGTGAAGATGGTCCAGTCCATGCAGGAGGAGCCAACGGAATCCCAATGGTACAGGCAAACTTTGACAAGGAGCTTTTCAAGACCCATATTTTCTCCGTGGGTATGCGTATTGGTTTTGTCGATATGCAGCGTGGAAATATGACTGGCAGGAGTTATGAAAGCATTTTAAGGGACGGAATTCGAATGACTTATGATAAGCATATGGATGCGAATGCTTACGTAGGCATCAAAAAGTATGGATCTACCGGTCTTATTAATAATCCGAACGTAACAACGGCAGGAGCGGCGGCCACTGGTACCGGCAGCCTGACAACGTTTAAGAGTAAGACACCAAACCAGATTTTGCAGGATATTAACGATGCCATTCTTGCAGTGTGGGCAACGGCTGAATATGACCGTAGCGCGATTCCAAACCACATCCTGATGCCGTATGAACAGTTTAACTACCTCGCCACCACCAGAGTTTCTGAACTGGCGGAAAAGACAATTCTTACCTTCCTGCTGGAGAATAACGTTTCCAAACAAAATGGGGTTGATCTT